CGCCGTCTGTCGGCTCTGTTTCTGGTTCAAATTCTGGTTCTAATACAAAGCCCTCATCTAGCCACAGCTCGAGAGTACTTTCATTGTCCGTGTATCGAACCTCGTTCATACGAATTACTCTGTATTTGCCCATAGTTACCCCCTAATTATGCGCCAAAGTTTACCCACAAGGACGCTAAGCGGTTCTTAGGAACCCATACATCATGGAATTTACGATAATCAATCGCCCATGCGTCAGCTTGTTGGTTCACAGTTGGATCAAAGATACGCATTTTGTCTGTTTTAGACACGGCAATAGCAGCTTTACGGCTCATGATAAGCCAGTTAATAGCTTTAGCGCCTGTATCAGCTTTAAAGCCGCCTTTTTCTTGGCCGCTAGTTTTGCCGTCGTTAAACACGTATTGAGATTTTAAGCGTGCGCTAGATACACCGATGATAGGAATTTCATTGTAAGTGCGAACACGAGTATTGTATTGGCCTTGCGTAAAGTTAGCTACATTGAGCATGCCTTTAGCACCTGCAGCCTCGTTCAAAATGCCTTGAACTCGTGCGCTCATTACAATTACTAAATCGCCAGTTTCACCGATTAAGTCCTCAATTTCCATGATTTCCTTGTTAAGCTGTTTGACAATGTTAGTATCATCTGGTGTGAAAGTATCTGTTTTGCGGTTTTCTTGCTTAGCGTATGCAGCCACTTTAGAGTAGCGGTAAGCGTCCACCTCTGGAATAACTTGTTCCTTTTGGAATGTAGTCATAACATTTGTCGCTGTTGCCAAGAAGTTTGTTTCGTCAACGTCCATAGAGTCAAGAGAGAACTTGCGGCCACGGTCTTGGTTAAGTTTGAAATCTTGGAATTTCAAAGATACAGAGCCTCGGTTGTAGCCGTTATCACGATCATAGTTAGCCAAGCCGTCAACGGAGAGAGTAGGAATTTTCACAGTATCGCCGCCGTTGTATTTAACATCGCCAGCGTTGGCCTCCATAAAGCCAGATGTAGCAGCCACTAGCATTTGTTGGTCGAGTACTGTTTGGAAATTTTGAGCCATTTGCAATGTATTAATTGCCATTGATTATTACCTCGTTTCGTAATTAAAAAAATTAACCCTCGCTAGGCGGTTTAATGCCTGCGATTTTGTACATTTCTGCTAATTGACTATTTCCGTCATTAGCATTGCCAGCGCCTGCACCGCTGCCGCCGTTTTGTGTAGTTTTAACGGCGTAAGGCTTATCAGCAAGAAATGCCGTTGCGCATTCTTCGATAGTGCCGATTGTGCCGTCGTCCTTAGTCCAGCCATAAGAGCCGTCCTCTTGAACGCTGATTTGTCCAGCAATGAGCTTGCTGAATGTTTCGGCGTCTGTGCAGTTCGCTTTTGTGAGCGCTGCGATTGTTTGAGCGCTGATTTCGGAATTAGTACGCTTTTCAATCTCTGCTTGTCGAGCCTTCTCAGATTGCTCATACTTATCTGTAAGGCCTTTGATTTGTTTTTCAAGAGCCAAGATTTCTGGGCTTTTTTCGCCTTTATGAGCCTCGTATTCGTCAACCTTACCCTTTAACTCATCACGTGCTGAGGTTAAATCGGTAATAGTTTTCTCGAATTTAAGGCGGTCAGCTTTGGCTACCTCGTTAATACGAGAGATTTCGCCTTTAAAGCCTGCCACGAGGTCTTTGCCCCCTTCGAGTTTTTCAAGCGCTGCGTACAATTCTGCTAAAGTCATGAGTCTTTCTCCTTTTCGTCATGAATTTTGCCACCGTTCGGCTCCCCTAATTAATGGCAATATAAAAAGGCCCATGCATTCACTTGCATAGGCCTGTAGGTCTAAATTATGTATTTTCTTTTGGTGTTCTAGGCTCGAATGTTTCCCCATTCCAGCCCTTTACGTGGTCTTTCCAGTTAGCTTTGCCTGCTGTTACATCTTTGCGGCCGCTAATGCCGAGTAATTTCTCTTGATGATCCTTACTAATCGAATTGATGTACCGCATGCCGCCCTCGTTCGTATTGTCTTTTGCCTTAGTAATATCGACTTCAAAATCAAATACAGGCGATATTCTACACATGCAATGAGGGTGAGCAGGCAGCGTAGGGAATTTATCTTTAGGATAAACGCCCTTACCTAGCCCATATAAATCGGCGTTAGCGTAAAAGTCGCATATATCATAACGAGGGTGCCTGCTGGATAAAGTCCATTTCAGAGCTACAACATCATCATCGTGAGCGTATCTATTCATCTGACCGTCTGCGTAAGCCCTAGCATTTTCTGTGCGAGCTATCCTCTCGGCGTTGTATCGTGCCTTTTCTTGCACTGCTACAGTAACAGCTCGAGAAAGGTCTATAGCGTTGCCCTCATCAACAGCTTGAATTAATTCAGAATAGGCAGCTCGTAGGCTTGGCGTTGTGTTCTGCCGTACCAGCCGCTCTGTGCGCCTAATGGTTCGCTTAAATCGAGCTAATTCATCATCATTGAGCGATTGCGGCGGCTTTAACGCTCTAAGACGCTCGATATGTTTAGGGAGTTTATCAGTAGCGATTACGCCACCTTTGCCATAACCCTCAAATATAGAGCGAGCTATCTCACGAATGCTTTTACCACGCTTTAATGATTGAGCGATAATCGCCGATGTTTCTCGCCGCACCTTATAGGCGTTGCGATGTAGTCGCTTAGATAGCTTTAAGCCGTCGCTCGCCCAAGCCGCTTGCATAGCCTCACTAATTGATTGAGTTGTGTAATTAAAAGGCCTATGCCCTGCTACCGAGAGCGGTGTAAGCACACTATGATATGCCTTGTTAAAATTCTCTACCATATCAGCCGTAAGAGGGGCCTCTAGCATTTCCATAATAGGATAAGACTTATAAGCAATTTGAACGGCCTTATCGGCTGAATATCCAAGTTTCACCAACTCATACACCATTTTCTCGAATTGCTCGAGTATTTTATCAAGTGTTTGGCTCGTCTGTGTCATTATCGCCACCGTTTAGATCATCATCGTCATAAGTTTGGTCTTGGGCTTTAGTGTCGGCCGCCGTCTGTGCCTCTTTAACGATTGCGTCTTTAGTTTCCTTTTCCAAATTAGGCATGTAAGCGTCAATTACTTTCTTTAAGATTTCATTGTCGAATGTGTCGGACTCAAATTCTAAGTCTTTAGCCTGTTGCGCCTGTGTAAGGCTTTCAGTAACATCATTTACCTTGAAATCTTTTGGATATTCGCAAAAATACTCTAGGTTATCGCCGCTCCATAGCTTATATAGAGCGATAATGTCATACTCTGCATTCTCACAACGGACTGCAAAGGCTGCGAGATTTTGGTTAGTACGTTCAAAATCCCATTGTTTAGCCACGCCACTCTTAGCTTGCTGCACACCGATTACACTATCAATGCCGCTCATGCGATACATTTCATTGATGAGCTTATCAATTTGAGCCATAAGTACTTCGGCTGGCCCTTTATCTGGTGCGATAAAGTTCGGCGCTTTGCTTGACTCGAATGGATATGCGAGCAAGTTGTCAGTACCGATAGTTACATCTTGCAAGCCGTTATTGTCGACTGGCATAGTTAAGATAGAAAATGTCTGATTGTATAAGATTTGAGATAGCAAAGAGCACAAATTATATACATGAGCATTTGTTTTAGCGATACTTAAATATTCTGGCGGTGGAAGAATATCACGCTTGCGTGCTGCTCTACCGAACCATTGAACCACAGGAATGCGGCCAATGTTATGCTCGCCTTTCCCTACTACTTTATTGTCGCTATCGGTGATTTTCCATTCTGTAGGCGTCCACGTGTGGTAGTGTGCTTTGATTGTGCCGTCAGCATTCTTCAAATACGTCGCATAAGTAAATAATTTGAGCTTTCCGTTGTCGTCAAACTCATAATTCACTACGTTTTTAGGCTCAACCGCTGTTAAATACGGCATAGACCTATTGGCCAATGTTTCAGCTAAAGAGCTGCCGAACTCACTCACATTATCAGCCACGATATACATTACGCCATAGAGCTTAGCAGCTATAGCGTTTTGCTCAATAAATTCCTGTAGCGATGTGCCTTGACGGTCTACATCGTTAATAAACTCATCAAATAATACAGATTTTCCGTATTCTCGTTTGATTTCGTCTTTGAAGATTGGATCTACAGAGGCATTCAAAATAGGCCCTGTGTAATTTAAGTAGTAAGCTATCTTACGTCTAAAAGCGATTGATGTAGGACTCTCTCGAGCATGTTCCGTAATCGCTGCCCCAGTAGCGAACATACCGCTACCATAATATGCGTCATGTAACAGCTCATACTCCTCTAATCGAGGGTTATTGTTAATTATTGCCATATTGCCCCTTTCTAATTAATGTTAATTCTGCCGCTACGAACCTGCGGCGCATTGATTTTCTCTGCAATTCCTGTGAGTGCGTCTGGTGCGTCATCGTGTGCATTCTTGCCCTCTCGCTGATATTTAGTAATATCAGCAGCGAACTGCGGCCACCTATCGCGCCAATTTCTAGGCATATATACGTGGTTCATCACCCAAGTTGCGTTGGAATGAATGCGAGCGATTTTATTGCCACTTTGATGAAACATATTAATCACGCACTTATTAGAGTTATATTTCTGTTTGAGTATACTTTGAACGTTACGGCCAAACCCTCGGCCGCCGTTATTGCTTTCTATATCAGCCACATTCACGCCGTTTCTATGCAGCATGTCCGCCACCTCTGGCTCTGTGGTTTCCATAGCGTCTTTGGTATATACCACATCGAGTATGTAAGCCTCGCCGTCATATACTCCATATGTGATACTAGCCAGCCAGTCGCTACCTGTATCTGCGGTATCTGTATAATTCTTGATACATGAAAATAACACGTTGCCTTTATCGTCTCTCGGCAACGTGTCATATGTAAGTATTTGACTGTATAAGCACCCTTTAAGGTCTATCGGTATTTGTTGATAGTTGGCGCTGGCAATATCCTCGCCCATAGCTCTCACCTTTGATGTGTAAGAGGCTTTAGAGAGTACCTCTTCGCATAGCATAGAGCCGTCGTCTTGTAAGGCTTTCATGGTTATTACCTTAGCCTTAAATAACGGATCGTCCTTAAAATGCTCGATAGCCCTGCCTGCTAAATCATCACTCGCCCAGCGTGTCATGATTATGATAATCTTGCCGCCCTCTTCAAGTCGTGAAAGCATAGTATTAGTAAACCATTCCCAATGTTTCTCTTTCACGCTGGCATTATAGGCCTCTTCGCTGTTCTTGATAATGTCGTCAATGATCATGAGCGAACAGCCAAAGCCTGTAGCTGTACCAGTTGGCGAGGTGGCAAGATATGAGTTCGTGTACCCCTCTAAACTCCATAAATGAGCTTGTGCGTCGCCTGTTGCCACTCTTACATTTGGGAATACGTCAGAGAATACAATAATATCCTCATCGGCCTTATTCTCTTGAACCGCATTTCTAACTGATTTACTAAACATTTTAGAGAGCGTTTCGTTGTATGAACCAGTCATTACTTTGGCCGCTTGGTTATTACCAAATAACCATTGTGTAAAATGCTGTGCCGTTAAACTTTTTCCATGCCGAGGCTATGGAGGCAGGTTCATGATAAGCACGTTATACGTATCATTTTCAATGAATTTCTGTAGCTCATTGCAAAGCCTAACTAAATATTTACGGCTCTTTTTGTAAAAGCCGCCTGTCTTTAGCTGACAATAATAAAAGAACTCACGTCTTGCGAGTTCTCGTTTAGCTAGTTGTATGATTTTCTCTTTATTGCTCTGAACCTGCACACCCTCACCCCCTTTTCAATGACTATACACAGATTGCTGCTATTCATCACCAATGAGCTTTTTAATATCAGCTGTATCAATACCCTCAAATGGGTTTCTAACCTCGACGGCTGCGTCTATATTTTTCTTATCTCTCCACTTCTCTGGCTGTCTATTTTTAAGCCAGAAGATTAATGATGTAGGATTAGGCTGCACGTCCTTAGTGGTACGCTTAACCTCTACTATTTCACTTTCTCCAGTTTCTGGGTTATATATACGCTCTTGAACCACCTCATCGAACTTATAACCCATAGCGCTTTTGAGTAGAGCGTTCTCTACTAATATATCGACTACCTCTTTGCCTCTTTTTAACGCCTCTGAAAAATCTTTATACTTAACTTTCCAAGCGTACAAAGTAGATACGTTAATTCCGATATTATGCGCTATCTGTTCATCATTTAGGCCGTCTCGTGCCCAGCCCTCGAGTCTTATTAGATTATCTGGCTCGAGCCATGTTTCATATTTAGGGGTACGGCCTAGCCTTTTCTTTTTCTTTGGCTCTGTCTTTTTTGTTTTAGCTGCCACGATCTCACCTCTTTTTTTATGTTTAAATACAAAAATACCTCGAACAGAGTACCCTAATCTCTGCCGAGGTATTTTTGCGTATGTCTATAGTTGAAAGAAAGGAGGATAGAATGAAACGTATAAGCACCATTCACCACTAACATAGTATCACATATATTTAGTACTGAATATGACAGCTTTTTGACATTTTAAAGAGCATAAGCTCCAAATAAATATATGCTCAAATCATCAATTCCTTTATCTAGCCACCTATACACATTTCGCTCAACTGTATTATGTTTTTCTGCAATTTCTGCGATTGTTAAATCGTTGATATATCTATCAATTACACACTCGCAATAGTGCTTATTATTGTTAATGCAAGTTGTGCGGTATATCTCGAGCATTTTATCAATGTGTTCAATAATCAGCTCGGTGCGTCGCTTACTGGCGAGAATGGTTTCAATCTGTAATAAGCCTCTTCGATTGAAAACCTCATACAATACTGTTTGTAAGTCGCTAGGTGTGAGCGTATCCTCTGCCTTTGCAATAGCACTCTGGCAATGTGCTTTCATAGCCGTATAGCCCTCGAGTAGCGTTGTAGTATTCTTATAAGCCCTTTCGTTTTTCTTGGCGAGCATATCCTCGTTACGCCGATTAAATTCGGTTAAGGCTGTTTGTGCTGCTGTTTCTGCCGCAATCTTAACAATAGTCTCTACCTCTGACTCGGTAAAAGTGCGCCCCTTACACTCCATTTGATCACCCCCATATATGATGAAAGCCAGCAGCTAATAATAATATCATTCCAACTACCGCCAGAATACCAAATGCAATAGAGGTTATGAACACGAACCATGTAATAAAGTTTAGGCGCTTATTGAATTTTTCCTCAACAGCTGCATGTGCCATTAATCGTGCCTTTTGTACATTTTGTATTCGCCCATAGTCCACGTATTCCGTTAAACGTAGGCGATCATCATTATTCTGATTTTCCAATTCTAACCGCCTTTCCGTCTTTAACCTTGTAAATGATTTCTTCCTCGAAATACACGCCGTTAGGAATGCGCTTATTTCTGATAAGCCATTGACGGATTAATTTCTTAACACCGTCATGCAGCTCACGAAGTTCACTTTCTGATGCGTTTCTCATAACTTGATTGTCATTAATAATGCAATCGCTTTCTTCCTCGATTTCTTCGAGTAGGTTCCGAGTCCACATCGTAACACTAGGCCACCACTGAGAGCAGCGCACCAGATAAAATATATCCTTGCCGCACCTTTGAGCCTCTTTCATGCCTACCTCTTTAGCCTCTTTTAAGCCGTGTATTTCGTTTTCTCGAGTCCATTCATAGCGACCGCTCTCAAGAGTGATGATGTATGTATTATTTTTCATTGTAGACACCTGCTAATTTTACATTATTTAACTCGGTGCAATGGGTACCTGCTGCGCTCCAGCTAGTCGCACCAAAACCAAAATAATAAACCTTTCCACTGTCATATTTTGCAAAATATCTTTTTAGTTTTTTGCTTTTATGATTGATTATGATAGGAGTATTCACCGACACCTCGCACCAGTCAACAATACCGAGATACTTACCAATATCAAGATAATTCGGCTCGTTGAAATCTGGCAGTAAATCGCTTAATAAGTCAATTCGCTCAAAGTCTCCACTAACATATGTGCGATTTCCCTCGAATTTTGGCGGCTGTTTTGTTGCTAAATATGATCCCGTTCCTGCAGAATGATAAATGTATTTAAACCCTCTATCATATAGTTTCTGTAGCAGCCACTTACGGCCCTCTTTATCGTTCATGTTAATACTCCTTTACCCATTTCATACACCCAATTCGCAAATAATTATCTTTTTCTTTTTCTGTAAGCTCAACAGCATTTTTTCTAGGGCTAGCCTTTTTGTAAAAACATTTAACAACACAATAGAATATTCCGTTATTATCCATTACCTCATCAATCAATATTAATCCAGCGCCATATATATCGAGAATTTCGTCAATTTCCGCTTTGTGTTTCTCATACAAATAAGATGGCAATGCATAATAAAAATTTCTTACATTGGGGTGATCGTGAAAAGTTTCTTTTTTCAAATCTGCTCTAAAATCTTGAATGCTGATTTTAATTTCTACCTCGGTAAGATAATTTGACTTTCTACCAAAATAAATTAAATCAGCCTCATATTCTTTTTTCCCTTTTTGATACATTAACACATTAGGAATGCATATATTTTGTAACCTGAGGTGCTTTCCTATTGCTTTTTGAATTCTGTACTCATCCATGTTATCACTCTACTCCTTTATAAACTCATCAAAATTATAGCAACGATCGTAAAGCATTTTCTACGTAATCGCACTCACTTTGACTTTTATAGAATTCACGAATTTCTATCGTGCTATTTTGATTTCCATTATCTTTTATAGAAAGTAATATGCGATGTTTCTTATCCATTACAACAAGCAAATAAGCGCTTTTATTCTTTTCGATTTCAATTACAACTTCACCAGTTGTTTTAATAAAATAATTTCTTTTTATGTTCTCTATAAAACCTACAACTTTCCCTATTTCTTTACTTGTTAGCATATTTTTTCACCTCGTTATTGTTATTAATATTTTTTCAGTAGTAAAGCTATTTTCTGTTAATTGAACTTTTCTATCTAGCATTTTAAGCTCGATAATATCCTCGACGCTTAACACTCTATAGCCCATGCTGTCTTTAATTTTTATGAACACTGTGCGATCACTATTATGATTATCCTTAGCAACCTTACGAGCATATTGTAGGGCTATATTCAAATCATTATCAGTCATATAATCTCTACATTTCAATGTGAGATATTCGCATTTTTGATAGGCTTTAAACTCAACCTCATCAAAGCCGTGTTTGAATAGTTCTTCTGTGTTTATCATTTATTAGCCTCTTTGTTGAGCATTTTGCATAATTCTTGTTTTACATACGCTCTTATATCTTCAACGCTTTTATATAGTGAGTTTTGCTCTAAAATATCAGCGCTCATTATGCTGCTTAAATCAACCTTTACGCCGCAATTTTTATAACGCCAGATATACCCATATATAAAGCCATTTATGAAAACAGCCTCTCTTTGCTCAACGCTGGGAATGATTATATCGTTATCTATAACAATAGTTAAAGCCATTCTTAACCGCTCTAAATTTTCGATACTTTCAAATCTATTCATACTTGCCTACTTTCTAAGGTCAGCACTCACATACGCCACCAATGATACGGCGAATGTACCAAGCAATATACCAAGTATCCGCAATACATCGCCGCCAGTTACGCCGAATAGGCCTATTAGCCAAAGCACCGCCGCAATAACAAGCGCAATAAGCTCGGCTTTCATTACCAGAATAAGTGCTATGGATATTGTGTATAAGAATGCTTTCATATGTTTACCTCATTTCATTTGATATTCAAATCTTATGTCCGTTTTCTGTGAATTGATCATCACGAAAATACTATGATGTGCAGGCGATTTTGTATGCTCGCCTGTTTCGCTAATAAATTTCACTCGTTTAGTAGGTACATACACGCTTATATGTGTTTTACTAAATAATTTATGCCGTTGTACCCCCCC